CTTAGTATCATTGAACTGCCTGAAGATTTCCAACCTAGAACTGATATAATTCAAAATTTTGCCTTGCGTAAAGACAATGCTCAATTTCGTAGAAATGTTCCTTTTGTTATATTAGCTCATGACGGTAGCAATCCAGATTCTCAGTCAGGCACAGCGACGGCTATGGACCATGCTGTGAGTGTCAATTGCAACTGGGCAGATGACTGGATGATTCGAGATGGCTATACTTATACTGCTTCTACAGGCCCGGGTGATTGCGGATCTTTGTTTTGCATAATGAATTCAGGAATACAAGGTAGGAAAATTTTTGGTATTCATGTTGCTGGACATGCCGAATCTCGTCGAGGCTACAGTGAATCAATATGTCAAGAAGAGATAATTGCCAAAATAGAAGAACTTGGGTGTGTTAATCCATCTCCTCATGTGTCTATTGATTATGCCATTCCTGAAATTGGGACTTTTTCAGAACAACCTCAATATAATGTCATTGGTAGGTTGCCTCCAAACAAAGTTCCTCCTGTCACTAGTCAAACTTCTTTGGTTCGTTCTATTCTTTTCGATAAAGTCAAACCACATACTTGTTTACCCGCTAAGTTGAGACCTTTCGTAAAAGATGGAGAAACCATTGATCCTCTTGAGAAAGCTAAGAAGAAAATGTGTGCTAATACTGCCTCAGTTCCTTCGGACTTGGTTGATTCCGTTACTTCTCATGTGTTTGCTCATTTTGAAAGTGTTTCAAAAACGGATGTTGAGAGGCGACTATTTACTGAAGAAGAGGTTTTGTATGGTATTCCAGGTGATTCAGCTGTTAGAGGAATTAATACGTCCACTTCTCCCGGATACCCTGACACTCTTAAACCTTCTTATGAACGTAATAAGGTCAAAATATTTTCCCATGAAAAAGACAGCCCTGAAAATCTAGAGGCTCGTAGGGTGTTTTTGGAGGAAGTAGATCCTATAGAGGCTGAGCTTAGGTTAGGCAATAGAGGAGACTTTTTAAATACTGCTGGACTTAAGGATGAAAAACGTGAGATTGAGAAAGTGCTTGAAGGCAAGACTCGCTTGTTTTTTATAGGAACTTTTAATCTGCTTTATTTCATGAAGAAGTATTTTGGAGCTTTTGCATCATGGATTAGTATTAACAGGATAGACAATGGGATAACTGGTGGAGTCAATACCTATTCTGATGAATGGCATCTGCTAGCGAAAAGGCTTGAATCAGGTGATAATCGAGAGAACGTCGGAGCAGGAGATTTTGCTGCTTATGATGGATCTCATCTTACCATCTACATGTGGTTTCTTTGTAAAAGGATAAATGCATGGTATGATGATGAGTGGAGCATGGTTCGTTTTACTCTTTTACTGGAG